AGCACTTATAGTGAAGGGTCCCATACGTTATCTTAATTAAAGAAAGCTATCCCTCCTTTTCCAAAGAAATTATCAATCAAAATTAAAAAAGCCCTGATTGAACGGGCCAAGGCTTAATCTGTGAGATACATCTGATTAACATTCTTTCAGTAGAGAAAACAAGCGTCTCATAATTGATACCAAGGCAGAGCAATGTAGAGAGGTTATTCGCTTTAATCTCAATGAGAAAGTTGTTAATCAAAATGAGCCTAATAATTGACAGTTGAACATCAAATCAAGATTTACTCGCCTCAATAAGTGTGGAAGAGAACTGCTCTATTACCCAGTGAGCAACCAAATCAACCAAGGTTAATTGGTTGGCAACCTCACCGAACACAATTTAAAGTTCGAAAGTCTATCTTAATTTAATTTACTGTCCCCAGATGTTATTTAAATAATTGATGTGACACCATATCCCGGTGTCTTATTTGTCAGGATCATCAGTATCAAACTGAAAATAATCCTGTTTAAAAATAAGATCCGATCCGTTAACTACATTATCATCATTATCGTCATTTATTGGTTTTAACAATGACTCCGTGATCGCTCCCTTATTTTGGTAAAATTCACGCCAATGGAGCGATTTTCCAATATTACTTTGAATTGGATTAAGACTTATACGTTTGCTTAACCAATTCTTTACCCGATCTTTTAAATCGGGAACGCGCACATCGCTAATATCCAATTTTTCATCACTTTGAGGATTAGACAATGAGATTATCGATGTAGTTGGAGATTTCAACGCATCCCATTGAGCATACTGTTCGTTAATTTGTTGATCTAATATTTTTATTTCCTCAAAATCTTTATTTGAATTTAGCGATTTTCTTTTTGATTTGGATAAAGATGTTCGTTTTAATGAATCAATATCGATTTTTACCGTTTCATTTTTATTGTCATCAAAAATTTTTAGCTCATTTAAATAATCGACTTGTGGATAGTAATCATGAGTGTGAACAATTCGAGATGAATTAAAGCCAATATCATCAAGTTGTTTTTGAATGTAATACAAATCGAAATTAGAACAATTGGCGATTCCTGTACCCAAATTATGAAAAATGACTTGTCGCGGTGGTTGTCCAGGATCAAAATATTTTGGTTTCTTTAAATCTTCCTCAGAAGGTTCTGGGACAACAAGATCAAAACCCGCTTTTATCGTCATATTAACAGCATGTTGAAGGGATTGATTAACACCCAATTGAAAAGCTCCATCCCTATTTTGATCATCGGTAAGAGCAGGATAATGCGTAGTTATCACCCCAAAACAGACGTCACGATCAAAGGGCCCACAAATTGAAGCCATACCTCCGAAATGAATTCGCGGTCCATTTAGCCGCTCATAATCAACATTATTGTCACCAAATAATACACCAATTCGTGAATTCGTTTTCAGATTATGGTTTTGAAGACGCATTAAAAATCCTTGATCAATTACTTGCTTAGTGTAAATTAATCGACCTAATTTTAAAGAATTATAATCAATCTTCGGATCATATTGATAATTAGGAAACGGTTTATCGCTTTTGTCGTTTAATTTAAAATCATCTAATCCATTATAAACATCTTGACTATTTGGATTATATGGGTATTTGTGGTTAAATTGTTCATTGGGTAAAGTATGATCAGGATAAGCTAATTCATTATTAATCATATTAATAGCTGGATCCTCCAAAAAACCATCTTTAACTTCCAATTCGCTTTGCGTTGTGGAATAATTAACATAATAATAATGTGCTTTTACCCTTTCATTATCATATTGTTTTTTCAATATCGGATCCCAGACATAAGGTAAACCATCACAACCAGTAAATGGTATGAATTGATTACAGGGATAATCTTGCATTTTTGGATCCCATGGAGCACGATAATCACTAGATGGTACACCAACCATTTGAGCAACCCGATAAGCCGCTTTGGATGGTTCATTTGTGTCCGTATCAATGATCATTTGAATCCATTGATTAGTTTGTACTACTTCATTTATTTCACGCAAAGTTCGACAATGTTCAAAAATATTTTTATTATAATCAAAATTATAACGATGTTTAAACCAATTTGTGGTCTTTACATTGGCTTTGTGCGCCTTTGAAGTATGTTTTACCATCTCCACTAAAGTTTCTGAATGTATTTTAGCATGTTTAACATGGTTGACAACTTTTAAAACTTGATTATGAAAATCATACATTATTGGCAAATGAGAAAAATCCTGAACATACGCTTTAGCTTGGGCTTTAACAAAATACATGGCTTGATTTTCATTATATTCATGAATAGTAGCATACGCTTTACAAAAATTTTTGCCTGGATATTGTGTTGCTACAAATGTATCACCTTCAACTGGAATGAATAAATTTGAACAAAAACTCATTTCATGATCTTCAACATATGTGCTACTACATTCCATTCCTGTTAAAGCAACCAATTCATCATATTGTTTTTCCCCTGGCAAATTTAATCGAATATCAAAAACATGATATATATCATCACCTGTAATAACTGTTATCATCATTTTTTTCAATCTCGCGAGAAAAACGTCAAAAAGATGACATAATGCGAAATCATGACAACCCAAGGATATAAAACTATTTCCGTGTGATGTGTTATTTAAACCTGTATAACGGGTATAACACATAGCCATGAAATAGGCTGCCGCTTGAAATCGTGAATATCCATTTCGCCGAAATATATCCAGAAAAAGCTTTAAATATTCATCATCCGTGTAATCAACTAATAAAGTTGTCATTTCAAATTCTGCCATCAATAAAAATGCATGTACATGAGCATCATGTCGTGAATTATCAGCTGTCATAACAACATGATTTGGAATTATTTTAAATATAGTGCTAAATAATTCCCCAAGCTCAGTTTTGTTATAACCAAAAGCAAATATTATTCCGTCTTCCAACACAAAAGACTTTAACATATGTTTGGCAATTGAATAAGTTTGCGGTCCTGTTCGTACAGTATAAGTTGGTTTTGATGCACTAATAAATCTCGGATCATACTCGGTCCAAATATATGGATTTTCGGCTTTTAATAATAATTCCTTCTTAACAAAAGCCTCAAATTGTTGGTCAATTGGTGCTCCTTTTTTAATATCATCCAAAGCTTTTAAATACATTTTTGTCTTGCCACCACCGAAACGTAAAGCCCAAATTTGAGGATCAATCCAAACAATAGGTGACCGTTTTAAATACCTATGATAATTTCTGAAAAAACATAACATTCTATCCTCCATTATTTTAATATTAAAATGTTTTGCTTGACGACCTTCAAAGGCACGCACTAAGCTTTCAGGACATGATTCACAAAGTGATAATTTTTTATGAAAAGCTGGTCCATAAACATAAGCGAACGTCCTATGCTTATGACAGGCTAATGTTCGAATTGAGTGTTTAAATAATGGTTTCATAGTGTAAGAATGTGGTGCCATACATAATCCTGTTATTTTTGCTATGACGTGTGTTGTTGGGTCAACTATATTGACATCAGTAAATTTGACAAAACTAATAATAATATGAACGAACACTAAAACGAAGAAAGTTGATAAAATAATCATTAACGTTGGATATAAATTTTTAGTTTTATGCAAGTTTCCGATTTGTGTTGTATTAAATGGGTTGAAATCAAAAAATGTGGAATTTGTGTTAATATTAATGTGCGACACAGTTTCCACATTGTAAACAGAATAACCAACAATAGCACAAAATAATAAAAGTAATAAAACTAACGAATATATTGGAAATTGAAAAGCCATCAAATCAGGAAACAACTTCTTTGTAACATGCATATTATAATGCATAAAATCAGCATTATATTTTAATTTATTGGCTATCAAATAATTAATATGCGCCAAATAAACATACAACACATCAACTGTGTTTTCAGGCATAATCATTTCGGGAAATTGTTGAGTTCTTCTTCCCATAGCGCTAAGAAACGTTTGGATTGATGGTTGTGATCGATCTGTAGCAAGCGTTATTAATATGAATTTATTAAATTCATGAGTTGTCAATATTGTACTACCCATTGATTTTTTATGACAAAACAATGAAAAACGGATATATTTTAATAATATATAATCAAAAATACGAACGGTTTGAGTTATCAATGTTTTTGTCATATGCTGATGATAAAAATACACTAATGATTGATTTGAGCTTAATTTAGTTTGACTCAAAACCAACCATTGGACACTTGTATACAATACGCTATACGGTTGAAACCAATCCTGCTCATAAAACAATTGATTAACATAAAACCCTTTAGTTGTGATAGTAAATGATTTATGGAGTACAATCAAATGATTAAATTCGATATTTTCATTCGATAAATATTGAGTAAAGATATCCACAATATCATGATACTCATGAAAATTGTCATCCAACATGATAATATCGTCCTCAACTAGTGGTAATATTGAGTTATTTTTTGTTACTGTTGGTTGAACATTAGCATCAACATAACAGGAATTTCCGTTTAAAGCGTGCATTTTCGCATTATGTTGACCTTGCAAATATAATGAATAAGCATCAATAGGATTTCCATGATCCACATAAGCATTATGATTAATAACTTTTTGTTTCGCCTTTCCTTCAGAGAAATTTTGAAAAATTTCTATTTGGTTAGGGTATTGTAAAGTATTTGATTTGAGAATATTTGATGCTATTGCATGTGTGGTAAAAGTCGATATTTGAAAACAATTTTTTAATGTTGGGTAAGATGAAGGCGCTGATACTGACTCTTCTTCACATCCCTCAATTTGGTCATCTACATCACTACCATTTTGCGACACTTGTGGACTACAAGGATAAACATAATTATTTTTGTGTCGCAACTGACGAATCTTTCGATTTTCATTATTAATCCATTTATATTTAGCAGCTTTTTTATTCATTCTTGATGTTTCTAACCATAAATCTTCATTACTTGGCAAATCAATTTTACTATCATCAAATAAATTTTGAGCCTCTTGCTTAATGTCGGAGAATTCTGATTTTTGTGATTGTGATGCCGTACTAGAATTTACAACATTACTTAACGATATTGTCTTTGACACAACTTTGTTAAACGGCAATAAATTATTCATATCGCGATTATGCAAATAATAAAAATCTCCGATTTTAATTGCAACTTTTTTAGCTAACGGTGATGGATTTTTTAATAAGTGATACTCTGATAAATTGACAACTTTCGGACAAGTTGAAAAAGGTGTTGTTTTTTGATTGAACTCTTGCAAGAAATTCAAATAAGACTTATAATCATTGATATCATTGATGATATCTTTATCCATATGTTGATAATCATCATTCAACATATAATAAAATTGACTGCCTTTTTGACAAAAATAATCAGCTTCCATAGACATTTCCGATAATTGTAAAAATAACATTAATGTTGCTGTTGCTGGTTGACTATAATAATGTCGACCAGGCATATCAACCAAAATTACTGGACGTTCTCGTTCTTTAAAATAAAGCAAAGCGTCTAAGCGCTCAGCATACTGAACTTTCTCTCTCCTGCGGTGTTCAGATACCTGTTTTTTTCTGTTGTGGTTGGATAAATCCATCCTTGTTGTGAATAATGATTCAAGTTAAATTAAACTCATTAAAATACATAATACAATAAAACGAAAAAGACAAAAGAAACAAATAAAGATACTATTGAGATGATTAAAAATAAATCATAAAAGAAACTCTTTGAAACAAATTAAATTATTTTGTTGATAAAATAAAAATATAAAAATTACCCAAAACCCAACAAGTCCCGGACTCCCCTATCAATTAAGACTTCGGCCAAGGACCATACTACCGCAAAGGTATAGATATGTCGATGCAGCAAAGACCATATACCAATACGCGAAACCGTATCCGGTGGTTTCTAGATTTTTAACGAAAAATCTTAACGTTATGCTTCGAATCCAGTGATAAGCAAAAAGTCACTATTTGACCAGTTCAAGCTCTGGGAAAATTTATACTTATTTTCAAAAGTCTACAAAATTTTTTTGGTGTCGTGGTTTGCATCCACGCTATAATGTCATCTACTACACCTGCACAACAGCCATGACATTAATATTTAGCGGGTTTAAAAACTGCCCAGTATTTACTGGGTGGTAGTAGCCAGTTTTAGTTGTGTGATACAAAAGGGATTAATCTTACATTTAAATTTCTTCCTACCGAATAGGCCAATAATCCAAAAGCCCTATTTTTTTATTTTTTTTTTTTTTTTTTT